CCTTCTGGCGGAGGTGCGGGACGGTAAGGTGTTCCGCAACGTGGCCGTCTTCCTGGTCCCGCGAGAGGTGTTCAGCCCCATCTTGGAGAAGTACGTCACCATCGTGAAGCCGAGGAAGATGAGAGCGAATGGGCGAACAGCGTAGACGGGAGACGGGATACGGAGATCCGGCGGCGACCGTCGAGGACCTCTGCCCGCGGACTGTACTCATCCGGGAGGCCGACGCCTGGCGGCCAGAGCTCGAGGGGCGTGTGAGCTGGAACGGCTTTGCCGGCCGCGTGGTTGGACTCGAGGGGCGCTTTGCCGATGTCATGTTCGACCAACCGCTGTACGCCGGCGGCGACCGTCTAGTCAAGATCAACATTGAAAGGCTGCGAAGCATGAACAGACAACGCCCTCCGGCTGAGATCAAGGGAATGACCATCGACGCGGGGAAGGCTGCGCTGGCCGAGGCAGCGAAGGGCCTTGCCCTCGCCATCCACAAGAAGATCACGACCGTCGAGGGGCTGAAAGCCGAGTACCGCAACATGGTGAAGGTGTGCGAGCTACTCGGCGTGTCCCTGGACGAGCTGCCGGTGTTGAGCGGCGCGATGCCCGGTCGCAAGAAACGCATCTGGACTCTGGAGGAACGGCAGGCTGCGGGGAAGCGGATGGCGGCGATGAACAGGGAGGGCAAGGCAGGAAGAGGGAAGGCGAAGGTATGAGCAACATCATCTACGCGCCGCAGAGTTGGAACCCGATATCAGGCTGCTCGCCGGTCTCGGAGGGCTGCGCGAATTGCTGGGCAAAGGTCATGGCCCGACGCCAGCGCCAGGAGTGGGGGACTGTCCACCTGCGATCCCAGCGAGTGCTAGAGCAGCCCCTACACTGGCGCAATCCCAAGACGGTGGCCGTCGCGTTCATGGGGGACTGGTGCCATCCCGACGTGCCGGACGAGTTCATCGACAAGGTCTTCGCGGTCATGGCCCTGACGCCACAGCACACGTACCTCTTGCTGACCAAGAGGCCGGAGCGGATGCGAAGATACCTGACTAATCCTGCTGTCGCCGCTGGAGTTGCGCGAGAGGCGATGCTCCAGCCGTGGCTCCCCTGGCAGGATTCGGTTGTCGCAGAGACAATTCTATGGGGCGGCAACATTCCAGGGCGCTATACGCCTGTTGGCCTGAGCAATTGGCCCCTTCCTAACGTCTGGCTCGGCGTCTCTGCCGAGAACCAGGCCCGCGCCGACGAGCGCATCCCGCTGCTGCTGGAGACGCCAGCGGCACATCGGTGGGTGAGCCTGGAGCCGCTGCTGGAGGCCGTCGATCTCGTTTGGAAGGGCAGCCCAACATCATCAGGCTGGCTCGATTCTATCGACTGGGCGGTGATAGGGGGAGAATCGGGAAGCCATGCCCGCCCGTGCAACCTGGGCTGGATACGGGACATCCGCGACCAGTGCAAGGCAGCGGGCGTTCCGTGCTATGTGAAGCAGGTCGGGGCGAAGCCCGTAGTCGATGTTAGGGCCAGTCGATTTCGCAGCCGCCTACATCGGGTTTATGCCCCCGTGCTAGTCCGCGATCGTAAGGGCGAGAACCCTGACGAGTGGCCGGCCGACCTACGGGTGCGGGAGATGCCGGAGGCTAGAGCATGGGTCGAATGAGTAACCCCGGCGCCAAGAGCCGCGACGATTGGGAAACGCCCGACGCCTTCATTGACGTCCTCCGGCGGGAGTTCGGCGCCTTCGGCCTCGACCCTTGCGCCAACGCGGAGAATAAGAAGGCCGACGACTGGTACGGGCCCGGCAGTCCTCTCGGTGAGGACGGGCTGAACCTGCCCTGGTGGGGCCTGTGGCAGACCCACACCGTAAGAGGCCCCGGAACGTCTATGCGCTTGCCCACGTGTGGCGGGAGCGCCTACGTCAACCCGCCCTACGGGAGAGGCGTCATCGAGAAGTGGGTCGAGAAGTGCTACACGGAGGTCGCCTGCGGCCGTATGGAGCTTGTGGTGGCTCTCCTGCCCGCCAGCACGAGCGCCGGGTGGTGGCACCAGTGGGTCATGCAGGCGACGGAGATCCGGCTGCTCAAGGGCCGCGTCCGCTACAAGGGCGCGCCATCCGCGGCGACCTGGGACAGCGTGATCGTCGTCTGGCGCCGGGGACAGCTCGGGCGCCCACTGTGGGGCGGGTGGGACTGGAGGAAGGAGCCATGCTGATCCTCAACCGTAGGGCCGGGGAAGCCATCGTCATCGAGGCCGGCGAACACCGGATCGTCATCCGGGTCGACAACTGCCGCCCCGGTCCGCTCAAGGCCAAGCTGCTGATAGAGGCACCGGAAGATGTGAAAGTGCTCCGTGAGGAGCTGACACACGAAAGGGGGAACTATGATCCACCCAAGGCAAGACTACGACCGTATCCAAGACCCCGAGGGGAAGATCCCCGCCGACGAGCCGGTCTTCCTCATCCGGGGCCAGGACGTGCTCGGGTCGGACGTCGTCCGCTGTTGGGCGACCCTCAACGACAGGGCTGGGGGCGACCCCGCGCTGTCGAAGGCGGCCCGAGAGCACGCCGACAAGATGGAGGCCTGGCCGGTCCACAAGCTCGCCGACCTGCCGGGCCCTAGCGAAGAGAGGCCGAGCTGAGGTGGCCGGCACGCCGCGTCCTACTGATCGTGATGGTGGGCGCGGTGGTAGTGCTCCTGCAAGGAGGCGCCAATGGACAACGTGATAACTCTGTTCCTGGTTCTGACGGCGGTGGGGATGCTGTTGGTGCTCCTGTTTCTCTGGCGGCTCCGCTCTGCCTGGCCGAAGAGCAACGCGGACGCCTTCTGTCGAGAGCGGCTCCAGCTCCCGCGGCGCCGACATTCGCGGCGCTGGGTGTGGCCCCATCTCCGGCTCCGGTGGCCCGATCGGTAGACCCATCGACCGGCGACTGTCTGATAACGTGGTACAGCTATGAGAGCTGCGACGACAGCGAGTGCTACATGGCGAACGGCGAGCCGGCCCACCCCGGCGCTGCGGCCTGTGGCTACGCCTGGGAACTCGGGACGGCGCTGCGGCTCTCGACGGGGGAGGTCGTGGTCTGCGAGGACCGGGGCGGCGGGCCGTACCGCTGGGTCGATGTCTGGCAGGGGACGTTCACCGGCCGGGGGACGTGTGAGATAGTGAGATGAGCAAGCCCGAGTGTGCGACGCGGGAAGAGGTAGAAAACTGGTTCGTCCTTTGGATGGGACGAGTCGGCCTCAATGGTTGGACTGTCCGGTTTGACTACCCCAGCCGCGGCGCCGACACGGACATGAAGATCAACTGGACTCAGGACCGATGCACGGCCGTACTTGCCGTCTACCCGGCCGTCTTCAAGGAAGTATCTCGCGCTAAGGCATGGCGAGATACCTGCCATGAGGCCCTGCACCTAGCCTTCGCGCTGATGGATGATCAGATCGTGGAATACGTCGGTGTGGGTCGCGTCTTCCAGCGTTACAGAGATGCTTTGGAGGTTTGTATCGACCGCCTCGCGGGTTGCTTGACGGGGATGTATCCGGTACCGGAGTGATGTTGCTCGGCTGACCGGCCCCGCCGAGAGAAAGGAGGAAAGAACCATGGCAGAGGGAACGGCGGAGAAGCTGACGGTACTGAACTTGTCGCAGGACATTTGCGCCCGGGCCGTGAGCCTCCGCAACAGACTCGGCGGCGTCTCTGACTTCTTGGATCCGCGCCCTGCGGCTGAGGAGTGCCGAGGCACGCCGATGCCCGGCAACCCCATGTCGGTTCTGGGCGAAGCCCGCCAAGCGTTGATCGAAGCGGACGGAACCTTGAACGACATCGCGGCGCACCTCGGCGTACCGTAGGGATTCGAGTTCAACCTCCGAGACAGAGAGGGGGTCGCTTGCGCGGCCCTCTCTCGCTGTCCAACCGACGTCAGGGTGTTGCAGGCTGGCGCTGCCTACGGCCGTCCCCAGCGGAACGCGGCTGCATCCTTCACCGGCGGCCTCTCGACGACGTCACCCCGGCCCGTCTCGCCGTCTCTCCATCGGCGCGCTGCTGCCGTGAGTCCATCGACCCCCCACCCACTGAGTCCATCGACCCCCCACCCACTGAGGCCGTCGACCCAGTCGCCGGCGCTGCGGTCGTCGGCGTAGCAGGTCGAGGATCGCTGCTGGTAGGCTCCCAGCGCGCCCTTCGGTATCGCCAAGCCGCCTCGTAGGTTCCTCATCACAGCCTCCCTTGTACTGCGCCGACCACGGGCAGGCGCCCTATTTGCATCGTGCCGAAGATCGACCCCTTGCCCGATTCTTCGAGGGCGTCCCACTGTCGCCGCTCGCTCTTCATCGCCGCTACTGCGTCCGGGCGGTGTAGGTACAGCGGCCCAAGTTGTCGCCAGCCGTCCGAGCCGTCATATCTGACGCGGTACACGTAGAAGGATGGAGTTTGACCAGCCATGCCCGCCTTCTCCTGCACTACGCTCCGGCAGCTGCCGTCAGTCGCCAGAGAGAGGGGCAGGAGTGCCCCCCTAGCCCGTGATCACGCCGTACCCGGCGGCCCGGAGGTGGCGGTCGCGCTCCGCCTTGTACTCCTCATCGTAGGCCTGGCACTCCACGCCGAAGGCCCGCAGGATCTCGGCGCCGGGGTGGGCAGCCCGCTGCCAGTAGCGCGCGCCGTCGTCGCCCGCTCTGGTCCAGATGACGCCGGCGTCGTCGATGCACAGATACCGGCGGGTCATTCCATGCTTGTACTGGTGGATCGCGGTGTCGTCGTCGGCTCGCTCGGTGCCCATGTACATCAAGCTGCACAGGTGCGAGTCGTGGGGGCGGTCGGCGTCGCCGTGGCACTCGCCGAAGACTGCGATCGCCGGCTTCCATGTCGGCTGATAGTGGCCGGCCTTCACCTGGTCGAGCTTGGTGGCCCGGACCGCTTCCCTCACGTCAGTCCCGAGGTCTCTCATGTTCGCCTTCTCTCCCGCTACATCCGGGCCCCACCGTTGAGGCCTAGATCTAGGGGGAGAGTCCCCCTAGCTGCTCGTTGGCTCGTTCGGCACCCCCAGTTGTTCACGGATAGTCTTCTCAAGGGCGCGCCTCTCATGGTCAGCCGTCTCCTCATCGCTGACGAGGGCCAGCAGGACTACCGTTTCCTTGTCCGTAAGAGTGATCACCGTGCCCATTCTCTCCGTTCTCCTTCCTTGCTAACCAAATGCACCATCGCCCGCACCGGCTCGGCCAGCTTGCGCGCTGGGCATCCCGGCCTCGCCCTGCATCCCTCGAGCTCGTAGCGCGGCGCGGTCCGGCTCACTCCCACCGGCACCCACAGCGCCCGCTCCTCGTGGTTGTGGTCGTCTTCGCGCGTCATCGTCCGATACTCCTTACTCCCAGCCCCAGCGCCACCAGCCCCACGAGGAGGAGGCCCAGCGACAGCGCCGGTGCGCCGGTCCCGACCGCCAGGGACAGCCCGACGCAGGCAGCGCCCCCGGCGACCTCGATGTCCCACGGTGCCCGGCGGCTCATCCCCCACACTCCACCAGCGGCCGGGGCGTCCAGTAGAGATCCCGCTCTATCGGCAGGCCGAATCTGCTATCCCGGAACGCCACGAGCTCCGCCATGTCGACATATCCGAACTCGCGCTCTTGGATGACTGCGACGCCGAAGGCCCGGCGGCTCTTCGGGTCGTACTCGCTCAGATACCAGGTCCCGGCGCCGGCTGGGTTGAAGAGCTTGACGCGGGCTATCCCGTCGCCATCGTCGCCCTCCGCCAGGGTTGGCATCTTGTCCGACTCGCGGATGTAGCGGTAGCACGGCCGGCGCTGGAAGGTGCTACACTCTAGGTCTGCCATCTCTCGCCTTCTCCTTCCTTTGTACTCGGCGGGTGTAATCCCCGCCCTCCGTCTGGTATACCGTACCAGTATCGGCCCTTCCCATCCGTTTGTCAAGGGGGCGTGCATCTTTATTTTCGGGTGGCGCGTGTGCTCTGCTTCTTACCTCGCGCGTGTGCGCCCTTTGTTGTTTTGCGCGTGTGCGTCGGACTGTCGCATTTGTCGCAAGCCGCTTGCATCCCTGGCGTAGAATTAGACTGACGGCGTCTCGGTGGCGCTGTTTGTCGTCGGGAGGTACAAATGGCGGCTCTGAGGGCTCATTCTGACGGCTCCGTGGGCCCGGCGGGTGGTGTTTCACTGCTCGGCGGGCTCTTGTTGTCTCCTGTGGCTCTCGTGGCTCGTATCTGGCGCTGGTGGAGAGTGCGGTCATGGCGCTGGTGGCGGGCGTGGTTGAGGTCGCGGCGGGTAGAGAAGAGGCGGGCGGCTCGTGCTGCGCGGGTGGCTCGGTCAAGGCTGGTGCGATGGTAGGGCTAAGCTGGCTGCGGCGGCTGCTGGGCAGTGTGGGGGCAAGGCGGGGCATCCCGGGGGGTGGGGAGGACATAGCCGAGGCCCTCGGGGATGATATCGGCGTGGTGGTTGAGGTACTGCCGGTGCTGCCGGTGCTGGCCCTCGAGGACGTGCGGTGGTGTCAGACGCTCGGGAGCGGGCAGGTAGAGGCAGGGGGCGAGGAGGAGGACCACCCGCTCTTTGATGATGCCCAGGAGGACTGGGTGCTTCTGCGAGCTATGCGCGCGGCAAGGGTAGAGGGTGCTGACGGGCACCGTGGGACAGGGGGAGAGGCCGGGGGGCAGAGAGTCGATGGCAGTGATGGGGCCCCCTAAAGACGAATGGGACTCCGTAAGGGGAGGTAGCGGACACCATGAAATTACTCCCCCTCTTACACCCGCCGTGTGCATTTCCGGCCCTTTCCGCGGAGGTTTTGTCAGAGCGAGGGGGGTTTTGTCATGACGAAACTGGGGGGTTTTGTCATGCGGGCAACGGCCGGCGGAGGCCTCGGGTCAGATTCGCGGCGGAGGGTTTTGTCAACTCCATCCCAGTCGAGGTTTAGGATATGTCAGCAGTTAGGGGGGGGTATATATAAGAGAGTGGATACGGGAAGATTAGTCTACGGCGGCAGCGGAGGGGTCTCCCAGATGTGGAGAAGTTTAGGATATGTCAAAGGCTCTCTGACAGAACCTAGGTTTTGTCATGTTCTGTCAGTATGTTAAAAAAGATCACTGATGTATCGTATAAGACCCTCGTATCTGTGGGGTCATTTATGGGGTGTACCCCCCGCGCGGGGCTCTGACAAAACCGACCATAGCCTAAACTTCGGCGGCGACCGGGTCGATTTCCCAGGGCAACGCGCCGATGGGACCGGCACTCTGGAGGTCGAGAAGGCGGTGGAGGATAGCGCGGTTCGACCGGCCTCCGGTGTGCGGTCGTTCGGCAGGTCGGTGCGAACCTCGGCGGGCGCACCTCAGGTTGAGGGGGCGGTTGTCGCCCTTATCGCCGTTGATGTGGTTGACCTGGGTGAGTCGGAATGTCAGGGGGTCGGTTGTGGGGCCGAAGGCAAAGGCAACGAGCCGGTGAATGGGAAAGTAGCGCTGCTGGCCCTGGTAGGAGAGCAGGACGCGGAGATAACCGCCGGGGCCGGTATTCGGCTTGAGAATGTGGCCCGCCTGGGCGCCCTGGCCGGCGGTTTCGCGGCGGACGCGGCCGAGGGAGCTGACCGAGTAGACACCCTCCCAGTCCTTGTAGAGGGTGATAGGACGCCACTCTTCGGATGCTAGGGGCTCGGGGGCTGGCGTGGTAGACTGAGGGCACATCGGAGGGTGCTCCTTTCGATGTCATGCAGCCGGGCGGCATCCACCGTCGCGGCTGCCCTTATTTTAGCACGGAGGGGCGAGAGATGCCATACGGGACGCGGAAAGCCAGGGGTGGCCGGGTGAAGGTCGCGAACAAGGCGACGGGGCGGGTACACGCGAAGGCGACAACGCCGGCGAAGGCGCAGGCGCAGATGAACCTCTTGCGGGGGGTGGAGCACGGGTGGGAGCCGACCGGGGCGCCGGCGAAGAAGCGGGAAGAGATGAGCCCACGGGAGCTGATACACGAGGGGCTCAAGACGGCGAAGGCCTCGAAGAAGAGGCGGAAGTAAGGGGTCAGACATAACGGTCAGGAGGTCATAGATGGCAGACGGGACCAGCGACCGGGAGGCGATGGATGGGAGTCCGGCGCGGGTTGAACTCAAGCGCGGGGACCTGGACTGTGGGTACATCAAGTTCCAGGCGGGCCCGGAGCCGGAGGGCATCAACGGCACCACGATAGAGGCGCTGCTCGAGGTGTTGTTAAACCGACTCCGCGGGTTTCAGCGCGGGAGGTTCATGTGCCGCGAGAACGCTCTCGCCATAACGAAGTTGGAGGAAGGTCTGTTCTGGCTCTGGCGGCGGACACAACTACGCCGGGAGCAGGGGGTAGAGGGGGTAGACCAGCCCCATCTCTCGAACCCCTGACGCCCAGGTACTTAACGAGTCAGACGAGTTTAGTATGCCGCCGAAATGGCGGCAGATTGTTAAGGAGCGGACCAGATGGCCGCGAGAAGTAGCAAAGGAGGGACTGGAAATGGCAGAGGGAACGGGAAAGCCCGGGGGCGGCCCGGCGCCGAGCACAGTGCACAAGGGGCTCGCGTTCACACAGAAGGGGAACCCCGACAACGTAGCGCCGACCAAGTCGCCGAAGCTGCCGGGGCAGGACACAATCAAGATCGGGAGTTAGTCCGGCGGTCGCCCGCGAAGATCGGCCACCTGGCAAGGTATGGCGCCGAGGGACTGGAGCCCAAGCAGCTCCTTTTTCTGACGTTCTACCTGGCAAACGGCCGGAAACCCGGCCGGGCGGCGGTAAGGGCCGGCATCGACCGGCGGACGGCGACTCGATGGCTCAAGCCGGAGCACCCCGTAGGTTCCTTCATGGCGACCGAGTCGCAACTGGCGGCTCAGGGCATAGATACCGTCGCGGCGCAACGGGAGGAGCTGGAGGCCCTACTGGTCAACGCTCTACTCGAGGGCCTGGGGGCGCCGGGTTTCCTGGACAAAGAGAAGGCCGCCGACCTGACGGCGCGTGTACTCGGACTGGACAAGGGAGGCAGTGAGCACGACCTTAGCCCCTCCACAAGAGCTGTTTTTGAGGCGATGGGCGTGGCCCTCGTTGCGGTTGCCGCTCGAGGCGAAGTTGCCGGTGTGGAAGGAGACGGGATATCAGCCAACGGAGGCTGCCCTGCCGTTCCACACGGCGATGGCAAAGATTGAGATCGTCTCCGGCGGCGAACGCGGGGGGAAGAGCCGGTCAGCCGGCGAGGATCTCCTGCCCTACACCATACTGACGCCGGACACGTTCGGCCGCGGCGAGCCGTTCCTGCACTATGGACTCGTCGCGCAGGAGTTCGACGACACCCGCGAAGAGTTCGAGTACCTGGTCGACGGGCTCTCCAAGCTCGGGATGATCAAGCCGGGGTCGCTCGCAAAGCCGGATCAGGGCCGATGGAAGGTCGTAACCAAGAGTGGGACCCTCATCGACACCTGGAGCGCCAAGGACCCGCTTCGTATCAGGCGGGTCTTCTTCCACGGGGCGCTGATATGTGAGCCGGGCCGCCTTGTACACGACGCCTTCACCCGTGTTCTCGGGCGCGTGTCGCAGACGGGCGGGTGGGTGAACGCGGTAGGCACCTTCGAGGGGTCGGTGGGATGGCTGCCCGAATACTACACGATGGGTCTGACCGACAACACGCGGGGGGTTGTCTCCTTCACATTACCGAGCTGGGCCAACCCCCACGCCTACCCCGGAGGACGTGATGACCCAGAGATCAAGATCCTCGAGGAGCACTACAAGCCGGACGTCTTCCTGGAGCGCGTCGGCGCAGTGCCGGCGCCACCGAGAGGCCTAGTGTTCAAGCTATTCAAGAACCACATCCACGTCTCGAGCGAGTGTACCTACATCCCCGGACTCCCCGTTTGGCTCGCGATCGACCCCGGACGAGCTCACGCCTACGCCGTGGAAGCCGTCCAGTTCACCAGCGACGATGTCTGCCGCGTCTTCGACGAACCCGTCTACCACACCGGCCTCACGAACATGATGGCGATCAACATCTGCCGGCAAAAACCCTGGTGGAAGGACGTCGAGGGTATCGTCATGGACATCGCCGGGCGGCAGCGCACCGTGAACCACGAGCAGTCCTGCGCTGAGGTTTGGCACGACGCAACGAACCTGCCGGTCTTCACGAACAGGGTGGGGATTGAGGACGGGATAGAGAGAGTCGACACCTTCCTCATGCTCGACCCCGTTACCGAGCAGCCGCGGATGCAGGTCAACCCCGTCTGTCAGGGCTTCATCTGCGAGATGGGTGCGGGCCCCCAGTCGCCACACGTCGACGTCGGCGGTGCCTACGTGTACCCCACCGACAACGATGGTAACGCCCGGTCCGACAGGCCGGTCGACAAGTTCAACGACGCTTGTAAGGCAGTCGGGTATCTGCTCATCCACGAGTTCGGCTACGTCAGAAAGCCACAGAAGTCGAGAGCGCCGCGCTCAGCCTACGGCCCGTGGCAGGGGGAGGAGAGAGATGTCGCTTCCATCAACCGCTAGCGAGGTCCTCAGCGCGGCCAACGGGCTCCGCACGTACTACTCGACGATGCACAGCGAGATGATGATGCTGGACCGCATGTACAACCTCAAGTTTGTCGTCAAGGCCCCAAAGCAATTTCCCGTCGTCATCCCTGGCACGGGTCGGCGCCAGTGCGACCGTATGGTCTCGCACATTACGTCCGGGAACCTGCGATTGTACTGTCCGCCACAGTCGGACGGCGACAAGTGGCAGAAGATCGCCGACAAGAGGGAAAAGTGGCTGCGGGTTATCTATAACAAATTGCCGGTCTACGCGGCCCAACGTCTGACGCCGCCGCCCGTGCGTGGCTCCGTCTTCTACGCCGTCGTTCGCGGCCTGGGATGCTTCAAGAACAGCCTCGACCCCGACTATTGGATGCCGGAGCCGGAGCGGATGGATGGCGAGACCGACGATGCCTATGAGTTCCGCCTGCGTCGCTGGCAGCGGATCCAGGCGGGCGGTTGCCCCATCGCCTGCGTTTCCCCCGACCCCCTGATCCTGCTGCCCGACCCCGATGGCTGCTATGTGATCGAGGACGTCAGAATTCCCAAGTCGCGGGCGGAGAGGATGCTCGGCAGGACGATCCCCATAGGAGTGTCCGCCGGCGTAGCCAACAACAACCCGGCGACGGGACTGGTGCGCTGGACCGAGTTCACGAGCCCCGAACGCAAGATCATCCTCGTGAACGGCGGCGAATACCTGAACAGGCGCAACGACATGGGGTTCGTCCCCTATGCCTGGATACTCCCCAGCTTCGGGGAGCCGGCGCCGGTCGCCAGTCAGTACAACGCGACGATGGCCGGGCCGGAGGTCGTTCACAGGTCTTTTCTCTACATCGTGAAATCCATGCTCGAGGAAGAAGCCCGCCGTGAGACACAGATCGGGGCGATCCTCCACGGCACGGCCTGGCGCGTCTGGGAACTCCTCCGCGATTCCAGTATCCCCGATAACGAGGCCGACCAGAACCCCCAGGTGAGCGTTGCCCCCGGCGACCTGAACCAATACAAGGGCTGGAAGCTGAACGCGATCGACGTCGGACGCTTCCCCCGCGAACTCTTCGAGCAGCTCGGACACCTCTCGACCGCCATCGACGACGACACCCTGCCGCCGGTAGCGCGCGGACTCCGTCAGGGAGAGAACACGGCCTACCAGTCGCAGATATACCTCGGCGTGGCCCGGCTCATCATGGACCCGCTCAAGCAGGCCACTCAGATCGCGCTCCAACAGACCTTTGAGCACTGGCAAATGCTCGCCGAGTACGTTGAGGACGACGTAGAAGTCGCCGGGCCCTACAAGAACGGCTGGTGGAAGGGCAGCATCTCAGCGGAAGAGATAGGCGGCTACTACGCCGTCCAAGCCGTCCTCGACCCCAATCTGCCGCAAGACCAGATCACCCGCCGGAGCGAGTTCATCAAAGAGTTCATCCAGCACGTCATCCCGTGGGAGCAGCTCCAGGAAGAGGGTCTGGGCAACGAGGACGCCAGCGGCACTCTCAAGAAGGTACTCCGCGACATGGCACTGTTCGGCCAGCCGGTGCAACAGCTCCTCGCACAACAGGCTGCGGAAGAGTACGGCTGGAACCTCGACGAGATCATGGTCGCCGAAGAAGCCAAGCAGACAGAGCGTGCCGGTGGTGCCGGCCCGACGCCGGAACAGATGGCAGCAGTAGGAATGGGTGGGGCGGGCCTTGCCCCGCCGGGGGCCGGTATCGGGGCGCCAGTGCCTCCAGCCGAAGGTCTTGCGCCTATGGCTGGCCGCATACGGCCGAATCCCGCGCCGGCGCCGGGTAGCACGAAGGAAATTGACCTCATCCTTCGTCAACTCGCCCGCCGAGGCCCGCCTAAACCCGCGAGGGCAGTGTAATGCGTAGGCACGAGAACGTGATAGGCGGGGCCCTGGAGCTGGTGAGCGGGGTGCTCTCCGAACACGCCCAGGCTTCGCGCCAGAACCGCCCTGTGGCGTTCGGGAAAGAACAAAGCCGCCGGCAGTTGCGGAGCGACTTCGACAGTCTCACGCCGGAGAAACTCGCCGTGCTGATCAAGGAGCACGGGCGCCCGGCGGTCAACAACTGGATAGGCCGCGAGATGAACCTGCGCGAGCGGCGTCTGAGGATAGGAGGATAGCGACATGGCACTCCCAACCGATACGCAAACAATCCCTGAGTGGCTGCAAAGCATCTACGGACAGGGGAAGTGGGGAGAACCCGGAACCGTCAGCACCAGAAACGCCTATTTAGGGTCTGGTTCCAATGCGGACAGCGGCCTCGGCGGTATCGGCGGACGCTACCAGGAGCTCGTAGATGGCGGGATGGACCCCGACATCGCCCTCGCTATTGTTCAGGGGGAGGCTGAGAACGAACAGTTCTATGCTGAACTGCTCAAGGGTGGCAGCGGCAGTGGCGCCAGCGTTGCCGCCGCGCAGATCTCCGCCGACGCACAGCGCGACGTCGCAAGGATGGAGGTGGATGCCAGGCGCTACGAGGCGGACGTCAGTTACCGTGCCGCCGTCGACGTCGTTACCCGCCAGGTGGACGCCGACAAGTACACGGCAGACGCGAACTACCGCTCGGCCGTCGACACGGCCGTCATCAACGCCCAGGCGTCAAAGGACATCGCCGCCGGCCAGGTGGACTTGGGCAAGTACCAGGCCGACGCTACCTACCGCCAGGCCGTTGACGTGGCGCAAATACAGGGCTACAGCGACCGCGCAATCGCGGCGGGGCAGCTCGGACTCGGTTATTTCCAGACCCTTGCTGAGATGCAGAAGAACCCGGCCGACTGGGTGAGCTACTGGTACGCCACACAGGGGAAGGAACTGCCGGAGGACTACGCAGGTCCCGGCATCCCGGAGGGTCTCCAGCTCCCGGACTGGCTCAAGGGACTCTATGGAGAGGCTGGCTACACGCCTACGACCTGGAAGGCGCCCGTGCCTAGCGCAGGCGCGCAACCGTCGCTGCTGGGGCCGCCGTCAGGAGGCGCGGCTAGTCCCGGAGGCGCTGCTGGGGCTGGCGGTGGGGCTCCCGCTGGTATTGGCGGGACCGGGGGAACATGGTTGCAGAACCTTCTCAAGAACATCCCGAACGGCGGGACCGCCGTGAGCGGGGCCTGGGCGCAGGAGGCGATCAAGGCGGCGGCCGCCGAAGGTCTGCGTGTTGTGGACGCGGGACAGGGCACCTACCAGATATACCGGCAGGACGACCCCATCGGCGTCCAGCAGGAAGCCCGCTATGCCCCCGGTGGGTACGGCGCCGCGGCGAACGAGTACATGGCCGGCGCCGGCAAGACGTTCACCCCCCAGGAGCAGAGCGACATCTACAACTTCTACGCCGCGCCCAAGGAGACACAGACCGCACTCGCGAACGCGACCCCGGAGAACATGTCGCGATTGGCAGCGACATCGCGCTACTCCTCATCGACGGCGGGAGAGAAGGAGGCGCTGGCAAAGGCCGACCCGGAGGCTCTCAAGCGCCTGTGGGCGGGCGGGCAGAGCCCGTCCATGAGTGGCGGCGGAAGAATGACTATCCGCGAACCCGCCGCTATCGTCGGCCTGCACTCGGGAACGTTCTTCGCCACCCTCGCCGAGGAAGCCCCCGAAGAGGTGAACATCAAGTCCCAGAAGAAGACCGCCCAGGAGCAGGGTACGGGTGGCACGGGGACAACCCCCCGGTCGTTTGCTGCCGGGGGGGACGTCACGGCGGACTACGACGAGGAGGAACCCGCCGCCAGCCCGACGATGCCGCCCTGGTTGAAGACCCTGAGCTACGGTGGGCGCCAACCGTATCCCGGCGCCAACCTCGCCGGGCTGCCGCCGGCGCCGAGCGCACAGTACATGCGCGGGATGAGCGACAGCGCCTTCCAGGGGCTTCAAGGGGTGGTACAGAAGGGCGGCGGCTACGTCCCGGACTGGCTCAAGTACATCGCCTGGATGATGCCGCGGGGGGAGCAGTTCGCCATGCCGTCTAGCATGCCCCGGAAATACTAGATATGAGCACTTGGGGAAGCTGGGGACAAAACAGTTGGCTCAGCCGTCTCGATGAGCTGAGGACGCAACGCCGGAAGCGCATCGCGGCCCAGTACGCCCGCATGGTCGAAAGCGGGCAGCTCCAGCCGCCTACAGGTGGCATCTCGAACGACATTCTCCAGTCGCCCATCGTGCAGCAGCTCCTCAGCCCGCAGGAACAGACGGGGACAGTGCCGCAGACGAAACCGCAGGGCGGCGGCGGGTTCCTCGGGGATCTCGGCGGGTTAGTCAAGACGGGGCTAGACGTAGCGACCCAGGTGACAAGCCCGGCCACCAAGCCCCTATTGAAGGGGGCCGGCATCGCCCTAAAGCCACTCGCAGCGGGCTACAACAAGGTCGAGGAGGAAGGCGTCAAGCCGGTCGCGGGACGCCTGGGGCTGGTAGGTGAAGGCGTTGCGGGGATCTTGGGCGCCGGTGCGGCTGGAGTAACGCACCCTCTCCCTACGCAGTGGCCCGCCAACTTTCAACGGATGGGGAAGGCCTTGCAAGTGGCCGGGGCGAAGACGGCCCACGCCGGAACGATGACCACCGAAGAGGCCAAGAAGGAGTACGCCGGTCAGGGTGACGTCGAGAAGTTCATTACCGAGATGGCGGCACACCCCGCGAGCTACGTCGGGTGGGGTCTGCTTAAGAACGCTGGCATCAAGGCGGCTGGGAAGCCGGGGGTGCTGGCCGCTATCACGCGCGCTATCGGCAAGGGAGAAGAGGTGGGCATGAAGGCTGCCGACTGGCCTGTTCAGAAGGTCGGAGGCGCCCTGGCGAAGGGATGGCGTGGTCTGCCTAAACCCACCGAGTACAAGGTAACTGAGCTGGCGGACGCGGCCTTTGACAACGTGAGGGTACTGGCCGACCGGCACGGAGCGGCCTACGGCGTCGACACGATGACGGGGGACGCCAGGCTGACCCACCACCTACTTGTTGCGGGGCGGAACGACCCGGAGTACGGCAGTATCAGCGCCATTCTCGGGGATATGGCAGACGGCGATCCCGAGAACTGGGTGCCGATGATGCAGAATATCGCCAGCAAGAACCCCCTCGACTTCGCAAACTGGGTGGGCAGGACGACGGCGGCTCGGGCGCGGAAGGCGATCGACACGGCGGTCCGGGAACGCCGGACATCCTACATCCGCAACTTCGGCGTCGACCTGATGATGAAGGCGGGCAAGGCGCCGACGACGGAAGAACTCGGCAAGATGGGCCGCCCGAAGTTCGGGGAGATACTCGGCCTGACCAAGGAGGTCGTGCAGAAACGCGGGCCAGTCGGCGTGAAGGATGCCCTCTTCACCAATCAGGCCCAGAGAGCTCTCCGCGGCTACATCCTCGACGGCATGGACAGGACGTACATCGCGGGTTACAGGAAGACCCTCGAACCTTACTTCGTCCGGCCCATGTCAAACGCGATCCTGGCCTTTGCGGGTTTCCCGCTGTTCAACGTCTTGGAGGGTGCCTACCGTCAGGTCGCCGGCGAATCGTCTATCGGCATGGACGGCGGCGCCGCACTTGGGAACATGATAAAGGGCTTCCATGCCCCCGAGCTGGGGCGGATAGTCCAGTCCGGCCAGACTGTCGGCGGAGCGATGGGACTCAAGGACGTCACGGGCCCTAATTGGTTGAAGTCTGCCTACAAGTGGGCAGGCGGCTACTTTGTGGACGTCTCACGGCGCACGGACGCCGCCCAGCGCACCCATTACGCTATCCAGCGTATCCGTACCCGGCTGGCGGAGAACCTTCGGACGTCCGGCCTACAGGACGACGCGGTAATGCGTGAAGTCCTCGACATCGCCAACAAGCAACTGCCGGCCGAGTTGGAGCATGTCCGCAAGGCCGTCAATGTGCATGTGGCGACGGCGATGGCGAACGGACCGGAGGCGATCCGCGGATTGACCACGATGGTCAATCGACGGGAGTTCAACCGGCGGGGCGCGATGGCCCTGATGGAGAAGTACAGCGACCTCTCGCCGAGTGTACTCAAGGTCTACGGCGACGCCGTCCGGGTGGGGGGTCTGGGTCGGCGCTTTGAGGGGATCTTTTCGAAGATGGACGAGATGCAGCGGGTGGTGGACGCCTCAACGCCGGAGGCGATCGCCGTCCGTATCGAGGACATCATCGACCACCTGCCCAACATGCGGATGAAGAACATGGCCGACATCTTCGCCGCGTTGAAAGAGGCTCACAACCTCGAATACTCGACCAGGGCCTACGAGCGGGAACTCACGGACTCCTTCCAGGATCTCCTAGAGCAACACGGCTTCCACTCGCCGATTGTGGCTGAGGCGGCGGACGAATGGCGGAGCGGCCTCGAGCGGGCCCGGACGCTGATCGAGGACGGGTTCGACAGGATCGTAAAGAGGACCGACCAGGTATCGCGGGCGCAGGGTGGGCCGGGACTCAACAGCCTCGCGCAGAAGAACGCGAAGCTCATATCGCAACTCCGGCTCAACCGACACCGCGAGGCGGTTGAGTACGCCGATAAGTTCTGGGCCTTCCAGCGCAAGAACGTCGCCCGCGTCGACCCGGCGGACGTGTACGAGATGCGGGGTGCGCTCCAGGCAATCAACGAGAAGGCCAACGGTGAGATAGACAAGGCGCTCGAAGACTTCTACCAGTCCTGTTTCTACGCCGAGCGCCGGACCGTGGCGCCGACCGTAAAGGCGGAGCGCGCGTACCAGAAAGAGTCCATGCGGTTCAAGCAGGAACCGATCGCAAAGCCGGAACCCGCGGCGCCGGAGACAGTCGGCCGCCTGCGCTTCGATGAGCAAGGGCAGATGGTACAGGAGGACACGTTTGCTACGGAGACGGAGTTGGGTGGCACTCGCGCTCAACAGGCCGGCCTCTTCGAGAAGGGAACACCGGAGGAGATAGAGGCCATCGCCGCGCAGAGGGCGCGGGAGACGGAAAAGGCGCTCGGGCGCGCAGAGGAGGCCAAGAGGCCGCCGAGCGTCGAGGAACTCAAGGGCCAGCGCGAGGGCGTGAAGTCGGAGATCTACCGTCTCAGGCAGGAACTCTACGACGTCCAGAACTTCGTCGACCGCGACAACCCCGCCTGGCGGTTCGCCAACACGAGGACGGTGTACCGGCCCCGGCACCAAGCCGGTCCGAGCCTTCGTATGGGCCGCGCGCCGATGGTGCCGGTTACACAGGTCGAGGTCAGGGACCCGAACCTTGTGGCCCAACTGCGGGCGCGCGGCGTCAAGATTGAGGAACAGAAGCCGCGGGCCCTCACCAGCGGCAAGGGTATAACCAAGCGAAAACTGGGGACGCCGCTCGAGGAACAGGGCCGGCTCGCCCAGCTCGAGGAGTCGCTGCCGAACCTCAAGGGCAAGAAGAAACTGGAAGCCCTGTATGACCTTCAAGCCGCGGTTGACACGACGGACACGGTCGGCACGATGCGCTGGGACGCGCTCCAGGAGCAGATCGACCAGGTCAGCGCCGCACTCGGCAAACCCGCCGACCCCACCGGGCGCGGCATCGCGCGGGCGGCACCGACCGAGACGCGTTACTGGGCCGACTTCGAGGATGAGATGTGGGGTGCCGACGAGTGGATAACCGAGGCCTTTGGAGAGCGCGCTGGTCAAGGCCGGTACACCCAAGATAACGCCTACGAGCTCTGGCAGGAGTCAACGGCGGGGAAGAAGCAGGAAGCGGCACTGACCGGTGAACTCAGGGCGGCAGAACGTCGCCACGACCAGCTTGAGAAGACCATAGGGCTCGGTGAAGAGGCCTACGGAGCGCCTGACCCCAACGACGCGATCGGCCAAGCGGAACTGATGCTCCGCGGCAAAGAGGCAGAGATCGACGGCCTCTATGCCCAGTTGGAGCGGGCGCGGGCTGAGGGTCGACCGCCACTCGATTCCCAACAGCTAGAAGAGCAACTCGCCGAGCGCCTCACTGCTGTCTACGAAGCTCAGGCGCAATTGGCGAAGGTGCGAAGTTTGGAATTGGGCGTGGGGTCGGAGCGTGCGGCAGCACTGGAGACTCCCGCCGGCACGCCGCTCTCCGTTACCAGCGAGTCGGCAGCCGCAGACGCGAAGGACGCCGTGCTGGAGATGCAGCGCAACCGGGCGGCGCGCCTCGCGGAGTTCAAGCGCGACGCCATGAAGACACTGCGCGAGCCCGTTCTCAACGAGGACCAGGAGGCCGTGCTGAACGCATACCTGGAGCGAATCGCCGGCACCCTAGAGAAGCTGCCGACCGACAAGCGGCAGATTTACGCCAAGGCTTACCAGGACGCCATCACCGCAGCGGAAGACGATATGAGCAGGGCCTTTGTGAACTATGACGACCGGAACGTGATTGACTACACGATGCAGCACTTCTTCCCCTACTGGGTCTATGAGAGCCGCCGCTGGCCTTACCTGGCGGGTCAGGTTATGACGAAGCCGGCCACCGCGAAGGTCGTGCTGCCGATGGTCGGCAACCCAGAGGCGGGGCAATTCAGGGTTCCGGGTACGGAGTATGAGGTTGGCCTTGGGCGTGGCATGGTCTTCGGCAACGTCCGTCGCTGGCCGATACCCGGAACAGCGGCGATGAACTACATGTTCTTCCCACCGCGAGAGGGCGGGGCGCTCGGCGCGGTACAGAAGGGCGAAGACGCCCTCGCCTCGCTCGGCTTCTTCTTCGGGCCCCAGGTGAGTTTCCCAATGGGCATCATGCAAGGCGAACTGGGGGAGGCGCTGCCGGCGCCGGCGTCCACCGCACTTGACATGGCAACAGCCGCCGGACTTCCCGGCGCTGCGGCCGTCCAGCAGAGGTTCTTCGGGGACCCCTGGCTGGAGCGGGACATGAACCAGATCCTACTCAACAAGGGCCTTATCCCCTCGGAGATCCGCACGAAGGCCGACCAGCGCGACCAGGACGCCATCTCGCAACTGTCAGAGGCGCGGCGGGAGGCAAGCCTGCGCCGGGCCATCTCGCAGCAGGCAAGCGTCGTCCGCTTCCGGCCGGAGAACTTGGAGAAGATCAGGGCCGCGCGCGGGCAGGCCGCTACGGAGCTCGGCGTATCGGAGGGCACGGTCAATGACAGGCTCAGGATGCGCCAGAACCCGCTCACGGCGGTAGATGACAGGGGGCACTACGTCCTGACCAACGAGCAAAGAGCGAAGGCCTACGAGCGAGCCGCCGAGATAGCCGGCGTGGACGTCGAAGAGGTCACGGCACTGAGCGAGATCTCGGAGCCCCTGCGCGACGATCAAACACAAGAAATGACCCGCCAGCGGCACCTCTACCAGATAGAGAACGAGAAGGTCAAGGACTGGTACAAGGAGCAGATGGGGAAGGTCGCCCAACAGTTCAAGCCGGGGGTCAGTGGCAGTCAGGTCAGGGACGCTATCACCCGAATCAGGGACCAACGGCGGGGAATGAGGGAGCGCCTGAACGACCCCGAAGGGCAGTTCTCCCTCTATGTCGCTGGCTTCAACCAGCCCGAGGCCATGACCGCTGAGAACAGGAACAGCATCCTCTACAACTACTACATGCAGGCCATCAGCGATCCCGGCCTCACTGACGACCTGGGGCGCTATGACCAAGAGGCAAAGGACAGCATCGACGCCGCCTTCAAGCAAAGGTACGGCGATGCTACATGGACTGCCATTCAGGACCGGCTCCACAAGGATGAACACCCGCTGGAGCGCGAGCTTCGGCTGGACCAGGAGAAGATAAGCGACTACTGGGAACTGGAGGAGCAGCTCTGGGAGCGCATGACGGCGAATGAGCCAGCCCTTCGGGGCGTGAGCCTGCGCCAGTACACCAATCAGGTCCAACTCGAAGCCGTCCAAATGGGCATCGACCCCAGCGAAGACCCGCGGTGGCAGTTCCTTGATGAGGTAACGGCTACGCTCTCGGAGGTGCGGGAGATATACCGCCGCCGGCACCCTGACATCAACGCGATCCTCATCAAGTGGGGTTACGCCTCTACTGCGAAGACGAAAGCGGCACAGGCGCTCTTCGAGAAACAGTATGGATACGCGCCAAGACTGGCGCAGTAGCAGAATCGGACGGCTAGACACACGGCAGGGGCCCCCGAAATCGGGGGTCTTTCATTTGGAGGTTAGAGGTCATGCCAGATAAGACAGACGGTGAAGGACAAGGTGCCGAGTCCAAGGTTCCGGTCAGCCCGGACGCCACGGGCGGTCAGTCGTCCCCGTCACCGGCAGTCCCAGTCACGTCCCACGAGCAGCTCATGGCGGGCATCGCCGCCCTAGACGCCGCGGCTGAGGCGCAGACCCCAGCCGACGGTGCTAAGGGCGCTGAGGCCGCTCTGAGCGTCCCTACGGAGGGCGCAGAGGGTACACCGCCGGCCGGGGAGGCCCCGCCCCCAGGCGAAACGGCCCCGGACGCTGCGGCTGGTGCCGAAGGCCCGCCGACAGTAGAGAGTCTGGCGGCAGAAATCGCCACCCTGACGAAGCGACTACCCGGATTCCAGACCGCACTCAACGAGAAGCAGGAGCAACTCGACGAAGCGAAGGGCCTCCTTGCCCAGCGCGACGTCAGGGTCGACGCCCTGCTCCAACTCGTTGAGGAGAGCATCGAGGAAGAGGCTCGGCCGGCTTTCCGGCAGAACTTCGACGAACGGGTAAGGCAGGCGCAGGGTCAGGCGATGGCCCAAACGCAGGCTCAAGGGCTCGCGCGGTCGCTCGACGGCTACTTGGACCGCCTGGAGACGGCGGGCATGAAGCTCGAAGGGCGGACCGCTGTGGAGCGAGTCATCTCTGCTGCCAACCAGGGGATCGACATCGGGGCGAACAGCCAGACGCCGCACGAGGGCGTCCTCGTACTGGCCGACTCGGTCGCTCGGTACGAGGCGAAGGCCAAGGTCGACACCCTGGAGCAAGAGGTGAAGGACCTCAAGCAGCAGCAGAAGACAGACAAGAAGAAGGACAAGAGACAACAGATCGGACAGGAGTTCGCCAGAGGCGAAGGGGCCGCAAACCTGGGCGGCGTGAGCGGGCCGCAGGTAGACAGAGACGCCCTGAGCCCGCATCAAATGCTCGCCCTGGGGGTGGAGGCGCACAAAGCCTCTGGCGAATAGCAACCAGAGGAGGTAACGACAAATGGCTCTGACCTTGGTGGAATCCGCCAAGTTGACCAACGACTACCTGGTCGCGGGCGTGATCGCGACCATAGTGAAGGACAACCCCATCATGGAACGGTTGCCCTTCATCGACATCGTCGGCTCGGCCCTCACGTATAACCGTGAGAACGGCCTGGCGACGGCGGCGTTCTACGACGTCGGTGATACCTGGGCTGAGGACACGCCTACCTATACGCAGGTGACGGCAGCGCTCAAGATCCTCGGCGGGGACGCGGACGTCGACCAGTTCATCCAGCAGACCCGGTCGAACATCAACGACCAGGAGGCCACGGCGATCGAGCTAAAGGCGAAGGCTGTCCGCCACACCTTTGAGGACAGGTTCTTCTACGGCGACGTCGCGGCCTTCACCAAGGAGTTCGACGGTCTGCACTCGGTCAACCTCATCCCGCTCACCCAGCAGGTCCACATGGGCACCACGACCACGGGTGCGCCGCTCGACCTAATCAAGCTGGACCAGGCGATTGACCTGATAAGGCCGGGACGACCCGACATGATGGTGATGACGCGGGCCGTGCGCCGGCGCATTACACAGCACAGTCGGGCCTCCGGCTACCACTTCACCGTCTCGCGGGACGAGATGGGCCGCCAGATCGAGATGTACGGCGAGGTCCCGATGGTGATCTCCGACTTCCTGGTGCAGACGGAGACCGTCAGCGGCACTCCCAGCGTCTACACCCTCAAGACCACCGGCGTTACCAGCACCATCTTCCTGATGCAATTCGGGGAGGGACTGGGGATCTGCGGCGCGCAGAACGGCCCGATCACGGTCGTTCGCCTTGGGGAGCTGGAGACGAAGGACGCCAGCCGGACCCGCATCAAGTGGTACGTGTCGCTGCTCAACTACGGGACGCTCTCGGCGTCCCTGGTCGACGGCATCACCGATGCCGCTGTAACCGACGTCTAGGAATGAGGGCCGGGCTTCGGCTCGGCCCTTGTCCACCACGATCCTTTTGAGGAGGAAGCACAATGGCATACGACGTAATACTTGAGAACGGGCAGATGCCCGTGCAAGTCACGCTCGGGGGCACCGCCATCAGCTACAAGCCGGGTGACCTCATCGGCTACTCGTCCGGCTGGGTGAAGGCGCTGGCGACTGTAACCACGATCGTAGACGCCTGGCTGATCGTCGGCCAGCGGGGAGTAACCGGCGACGTGGTCACCTGCTTCCGGCGGGCCGTGTTTTGGGATAGGGACGCTCCGTACACGGCAGGGTCGAAGTATTGGCTCGGCGAGACCGGCAACGGTGAGGCCGGCGGCATCACCGCCACCAAGCCCACGACCACCGGCGACCGCGAGCAGTGTGTGGGCTGCGCGATAAGCACCGAGCGGGTCATCGTAGAGTGCGCTGACCCGGCGGGCGCCGCGGACATCGTTTAGCCGTAGGGGACCAGACAGACATGGGGGAGCCCCGTTTCGGCGGGGCTCCCCCGTTAGAGAGGGACACGAGCTAGATGGCCGATCGGTTTACGCCTGAAACTACGGGCCGCCATGATCTGTACGCTCGCTACGTCGACAGCGGCGACGGGAGTTTCAAGGTCATCATCGCCTCCCACGGCTACGTCTGGAACCCAGCGACTAGCACTTGGGATAAGGCGACACAGGCGACCGGCGGCGGGGGCGGCGTCGATCCTGTCGGGCTCAAGAATACCTCTGCGGTCGCCATCAACCCGGCGACGGAGGACACACTGGCGACGCGGCTCGCGGAGAGCGTCTTCACGGGTCGGGTCGGCGAAGTACAGGCGAGTCCAACGGCTAACACCGTCCTGGGGCGCCTAAAGGCGCTGGAGACGGCGCTTGCCCTACTGCTGGCAGAGGCCACCTTCACCGGCCGTCTGGGGGAGGTGCAAGCGTCGCCGACCGCCAATACCCTGCTCGGCAGGCTCAAGGACATCACCGACCAGGTAACACCGCTCCTAGAGGAAGTCACCTTTACAGGACGGTTGGGTGAAGTCCAGGCCAGCCCGACGCAGTACACCGTCCTGGAGCGGCTGAAAGTCCTGGGGACACTGCTGAACGGCGGACTACCGGCGGCACTG